AGTTTGCTGCTTCGTATTTATTCCCACGGCATGCATTGACGTATTCATTCAGCCCGGGCAATCGCATGGGTATTGTTATTTGGATCATAACCCCTTAACCCTCTTTCTAAGCCTTTCTATCCGCTTTTTATTTCTGCTTTCCGGTGGTAAAATCAGTTCCCATGCTAGAGCAGAAGCCCAACTGTATTCGGTTTTTCTGCGAGTTTGATTCCAATTTTTCATTTTCCTGTCACCTTTTTAATATACATTTTCTAATTTTTATTGGTTTAAAATATTGCCTGCCTAAAATCCATCAAGAACATTTATCAAATTTAATGCACCATACGTAATTGGTCTTTTATGGTCAATTCCTTTTTTTATCAGCTTCGAGGCGTTCCCTAAGCTCTTTTAAAATTCTATATTGCTGTTCGTGATCTGTAGTATCTTGATTTTTCTCTTTATTCCAATCAATACTATAAGCTTCATAGTTTATCATTGCATTCAACTTTTCATCGCTAATTTTTTCCATTGTCAGCTCTCCTGTGTGGGTAATATTGTTTGGAATAAGGGATTTGCATTATCAACAAAAGCTCTGCATTCTTTACATTTTTCTAAATGTGATTCTGTTGAACGATCTATTAATCCATAACAAAATTGCCTATTATCGTACTGCCCATATTCATTCGTAGTTGTGTTAGCCTTTTTACAATCATCATCAAGCTTTTTGCCTCTTAATTGTCTACGTGATCCTGCTTTCATTTGCTAGCCCTCCTATTCCATGCTTCTATAGCCGTATCAGCATTTTTGCATTTTTATTTTGTCTTTAACATCATGCTTCATCACCATTTTTAAAGCTAAAAGGAATTGTACATCTTCTTCAATCTTTTCCATTGCTAAATCTCCTTTTACCTTAATATATTTTTTGTACCTTCTGTCGAAATTACAATATTCTATACATTGTTCGCATGGCTTTTCGTCTAATTCGCAAAATGCGTAGGTGCATAAGTAGCAAGCTTTTTTAAGTTTCATCGTTATCCCTCCTGTTCCATGCTTTTACAAATTTTCCGTAATCAACACAACCAATGCAAAAGCTAATACCGCATTTACAATCTATGTGATATGAATCTCCTCCACTGTCCGGATCGTTAAATGTCGGTTTCCATTCTTCCGGCCCGCCAGATACTTTTACGTTGCTATTGCAAATCGGGCACGGCTTAATATTTTCCATTGTCAACCCTCCGGTTCCATATTTTCGTAGCATCTTTTTCTTTGTCAAAAGAATCAGTATGAATATTACACCCAGGACAATCAATACGATATAAAAATTTACCATATGGAAGTTTTTCTTTTGTTATATTAACTTCCGATCCACAAAATGGACATTTTAATAATTTATTCATGATTAATCTTTTTGTTCCATGCTTTTATTGCTTGTTTTTCACTTCCCCATCTGCCAGTACTACATTTGCAACTCACACACATAACTTGCGATAGACCATTTTCCTTCATGATTCTAAGTTTTGAATTTCCACAGTTGCATGGTTTTATTTCACTCACTGTAATCCCTCCTGTCTCATTTATAAATATTCCATGATAATAATTTTCTTCGTTAATTTCTATTATTTCTGCAACATATTGTTTTTGCTGTTTTATTTGTTCATTCATGGCAACTCAATATATACGATGATTACCTTTTCCCACGGCAATTCATCAACTTTTTTCATTGCTATCTTTTCTGTTTTTTCATCTACAACATTAATCGGCATATCGTCTATAAAATTCTGATATAAATCTTCTGCGTCTATGCTTTCAATATATATCATTTCATCGTCTGAATAAATTCTTTCAATAGACGATTTACCCCATTTACCCCGCCAATATGCACAGTCATCGCCAGCAACGATTTCATAATTAATCATCGGCACAATACGTAAATCCGGATTTTCAGCAATTAATTTCAATAAAGTTTGTATGTTTTCTTTTTGTACTTCAATTTCTGTTTTCATATTTTACCCTCTTTTCATATAGTTCATAATCATTCCGGATATTTTGGTAATTCCATCCAGTGAGTAACCTGTCCGTTTATTCGTGGTTCATCTGCATCATCGCAATATGACGGAATCCATTCTCCACCGCCATCTAATGATCTATCATCATAATATGCGCCAACAGTAATACCATATTCTTTGCTATATGCAAGAACTTCTCTATCGTCATCTGGTAATTGATCTTTAATATTTATCCATTTCATTCACGGCAACTCCTCTCGTAAGAACTTGCAGCATATTCCGAAACTGTCATCATAGGAACATCCTCCTGCTCTTTCATCTTTCCATCTGTCCGGTATAAAACAACATATGCAGGATCATTTTTGTGGTACCTGTCAAACACTTCTGCCGACCAGTCAAACAATATACCGTTGTTGCGATATACGACCATTTCTTCGCCGTGCTTTAGTTTGTAATCGTCAGCTTTCTCAATCCACTTTTCTAGTTCTTTGTCCAAAATTTCCCCTCCTACGTTATCGACTCATCTGCCATAAGTCCAAAAATCGATATTTGCCGATCGTCTTCATGTCTTGATCTAGCTTGAGCAATCCACCAATCATACATTTCATCACCGTTTTTCCAAGTCATATATTTTCCGTCAGAAATTGCCTTTTTATAAGATTTTTCACAAGCTGATTTATACATTGCAGCATATTTAGGCCAACGTTTTTCTTCTATTTTTATTTTGCTAGGGCTAGATAGCGGACACATTATACAACCTAATCGCTTGAATCCTTCGTCATACAAGGAACAATATGGAACACTATATTTATGAATGTATTCCCATACTTCATATTCCGACCAATCAATAATAATATTTAAATATTGTTTGTCTTTGTGTTGATTACAAGTCTCAACCATTTTACGTTTTGCTCGTCTTGGAGATTCTTCATGTCTAACTCCAGTTATAACTACTCTTCCATCTCCACCACGTTCTTTAAAAATTTGACAACAGTATCTAACCATTCGCGTGGGAGGTATTCTCTTTTTTACAATCAAATTCCACATTGATACACGCGTTTTTTCAGCTGCGCCATCAATCACTGGTGGAAGTTCTAAAGTGACTTCCTGATAATTATCTCGAACAAAATGCACTAATTCCGGAGGATCTACCGTTGTTAGATTATAATGCGCATCAAATTTCACTCCTGCGCGCTTTACTAAGTCAAGGATTACACAACTATCTTTGCCACCGCTAAAAGCAACATAATATCCATCTGGCGGTTCATGTAATTTCAAACGAGCAATAGCTATTTTTACCTTGTCTACCTTTCCAAATAATGTATCATCAATTAACATTTTTATCCTCATTCTTTTGGCATAATCATTTTTTTACTTGTAGATCCAATCAATTCATTTATTCTTCCTGTTGGTAATGACTTAACCACTTCTTTATTTGCAGCATTGTTTTTGCTTCGTTGAATAATATTGTTATACATTTTTGTAAATTGGGCGCGCGCCGTATTCAAATCTTTCGCTTCAATCGTGCATAATTCACGCTTCCCGAAATTTTCTATTGCTTTTTTTACTTCAGCGCAAGAATATTCCCATTTACCATAAAGCCATTTATCATGAGCAAGCTTCATTGCTTCATGCCAAGCGTCATCTGCTTCAGGTATTTCCTGCTTGCCAATAAATTTTCTTATGTCCTTTGCTTCCTCAAATATTTCTGCAATCGTAGGAAACCATTTCATATTTTGCATCAGCTTCAGCATTGCAGCGTCAATTTCAGCTAATGATAATGGCATCAATGCCTTTGCATACACGATAAGACTTCCGGTATTTATTTTGCTTTGAGGAAGTGCCATAAGATACGGCTCTAATATTTTTACTGTTTCTATCTGCTTTTCTTTTATTTTATCCATTTTATCCATTACGTATCATCTCGATTGCTTCGCGAGTCATTTTTGCCTGTGGATTTTCATATGCATTGTTTTTGGTAAAATTATTTTTAAGAGGGAAGATCCCTTTCCAACTGTTCATAATACTTTGATTAAGTATTTCAATTTTTTCTGCATCATTGTCCGCAAGTTTATCAAGATTTGAAAGAAGTAAAGATATCGCCCGATCTGTCATCGGTGCCTTTATCTGCTTTCGCATTTTGACAAAGTCATTAAGAGATATCATAAGATTATTATTTGATGTGTAATCATCAAATGGATAAATCTTCTTTTTATTTATATCTTTCTTTGTCTCTAACTCTTTATCTGGTTCTTTCTCTTTCTCTTTCTCTTTCTCTGTGTTACCGATTGTTACAGTGCCGTTACATTGTAACTCTTTTTCTTTTTGTCTATGCCTTCTAACCCTTGATGCACATGATGTTTCTGATCCTATGCTTTCTCGTGTTTGTGGCAAAGAATACTCGTTTTCTTGTCCTTTTTCTATAAATCCACATTTTTCTAAAAACAATAACGTTATTTCTACATTTTTAGGATCTTCGTCAATTTCTAAAGCAAGTTCTTCTGCAAAAGTATCTTCGATTCCATCAAAATATATTTTACCGTTATCTTTCAAACTGATAAGTTGCATTTTTAAATAAATTATCGTGTATGTATCACCCCCTGCAATTCTTCTAAGTTTTTTTATTTCTTTTTGACTAAAAAAATCATTCTTTAATTTCAACCAGTAAAATCTTTTGTTGTCACTCATGTTTTATTCACCTTTGTATATTTATTTTCGAGTTTCTGATCTTCCTAGCAAATAATCCGTAGTGCATCCAAACAAATCAGCCAGTTTTCCAAGTATTTCAATGCTAGGAGTCGCCAAGTTATTTTCCCAACGATAAACGCTTTGTCCTGTGCTTGAAATTTTACTTGCCAATTCATCTTGTGACCAATGTTTCATTGATCTTTCCGATCTAAGTCTATCCATCCGCTGTCATCCCCTTTCATGATTTATATAATACAGAATATAATATATAATGTCAACATATTTGTTTAAATAATAAAATATCGATGCATAATAAATTGCATCGATATTTTTGATCTATTTTTTTATATATCCATCTTCTCCATATTTTTCATTGAAAAGATTTATAGCCACATCCAGAATTCTGCTGCGTGGTATTTTTGTCTTTTTGCTTAATTCATCAAGTAATTTTACGGCTGAATTATCTATTGTGCAAGTTATTTGCTTTCTCGTTTTATATCTATCCATATTGTCACTTCCTTTTATACAATTGTATAACGTTTTATTCAGCATGTAAATAGATTATTTTTATAATATATACATTATGTTTATATATTAAATGCCAATTAAAACTCCAAATTCGTTGCAGGTTAACTTTTTATTTAATTTTGGTATACTTTATTGTGTATATAAAAAAGTTTCATTATACGTTGTTTATAGAAGCTTTAAAAAGGCTACTAGATTTTTATTTCTAGTAGCCTTTATTTTTATGAAGAAGCTCCTTCGTTGTAGTTTATTTTATAACTTCCTGCCGTTATCAATTTAACAGTAAGAACATTATTATTTGTGTAGCCATAAGTAACATTTGTTCCGTATACTGCATGATCCCAGGAACCTTTCATATTAACTGTCATAGCTAAATTATCAAGTAGACAACTATCTGCAACACTATTTTCTGATAACAAAAATCCTATTGCTACCCCCGAAGATGTTCCAATAAGACTAGCCCATTGTGCTTCTGTTATCGTTGAAAGTAATGGTGCTGATATTCCATTTGTCTTTACTGCTGTTAAATTTGTTGGGTCTATTGTTTCCCATGCCTGTGAAGTAAAGTTAAATGTTTTATAGTTTACTAAATCTAGTGATAGTATAATTCTTATCGTGGCTATATTATCCATTGTATAAGCTAATACAGGTGGTGTAAATGATTCTATCCATCTTGCTCCTTTTGATACTCTTAATTCATCAATATAGCCATTAAAATATTCTGCAACTGCCGGATATGTTACATATCTAGCCCCAATAGTTGCCCCTTGTGACGGTGCAATATTAGGTTCATATACCTGTGATGCTACAAGATTTCCATCTAAATATAAATAGCATATCCCAGATATTCTAACTACCGCCACATGATACCATGTATTTATTACTATATTCATTGATGGTGAAACAAAATCAGTTGCATATGTTGAAGCACTTAAATTATAACCAATACCAAACCTAACTCCTGTTCCCCATGTTGAATTATAACCAACACCGAAAAACAATAAACTACCTGCTGTTGCTGATAGTGCTCCTATTGAAACAATACGATTAACGCCTGCAACAGATGTTAAATATATATTAGCATCAATTGTGAAATCTCCTGTACCAAAATTAAAATCAGTTGATGCAGGTGCTGTTAAATAATCAGTTGTTCCATTCAGTTTTAAAGACTTACCACCAAATTTGCTTTGGTCTGCTGATACCACTGGACTTCCTACGGCTGACCACATCTTCCCGCTTTCATCTGTAAAATCTGTATCAAAATGCATTAAACTAACTGCTTGCTTATAGTTTGATATTGTTGAAGCCACTGTCATTGCTACAATATCATTATATGTGTACATACTTATTGAGGATTTTGGCAATAACAACTTATCATTTGGAACTGCTGAAAGTTTTATAGTTGGAATTGTTGCCCCTATTGTATCCTGCCAACATACTCGTTTAGGTCTATTTGATCCTGTAGCAATAGATTCTAAATCTGATTGCTTTGGTGGGTAATATGTTCCACTTGCTTGCATTAAAGATACTAAAGCAGTATCATCAGCAGGTGTTCCAAGGTCTACCCACGTACCACTTTTGATTGTTTTATAATTTCCTGCTGTTAATTTTGCAAGATAATATTTATCATAAGTATATGCAGTTGTCGGTGGTGTAAAAGCTGTTGTCCATCTTGCAAATTTAGACACTCTGAATTCATCTACGTACCCACCAAATTGATTAGACAGTCCACCATCGCTTGTTATAATACCACCAATTGAAGAATTACCATGAGTTAGTATTGAAGCACTTGAAGTAGTGGTACTTTTTAATACTCCGTTTTGAAAAGCCATTATTGAATTTCCGCTTCTAACCAAAGCATAATGTGTCCATGCATTAAGTATAGGAGTACCCATACTTACACCATTAGCAATATCATAAGATGTTCCGGCAGAAGATAAATTCATATACATGTTTGAGCCACTTGCAACACCAACAAGTGAAGAATAAGGACCATTAGACATTGTGAAAAGAACATTATTTGTAGTTGTTGCTGTTCTATATTCCCACCAATCTATTGTAAAATCGCTATTACCAAAGTTAAAATATGAGGAAAACGTGGATAGGCAATCAGTTGTTCCATTTAACAATAATGATTTGCCACCAAACTTACTTTGAACAGCTGAAATTGTTGGTGTTCCACCGACTGACCATACTTTGCCACTTTCATCTGTAAAGTCTGTATCAAAATGTAATATTGATTTTACATATTTATCTATACCGCTCATAATTCAACCCCCGATTCTATTGATTTGTATAGTGTATCATCAATATTACTATCCATACTTAGTTGTCCGGCTCCTGTAAATCCTGCTACAGCTACCATCTGTTTATTATAAGTATTTACTGGATGTGCTGTACCATCAAATGCTACATAAGGACTAGTTTCAGCACTTACTCCATCAACCGTAAATGAACTCCCATCTCCTGCAACAAAAGTAAATTCATTTACTATGCTTCCCTGTGCTCCTGCATTATATATTAAAATTTCTACAGGTGGGGTAATAAAAGTTAATGTATTATTAATCGGTATAGTAACTAAAGTATTTGCAGCAACACCGCTTTCAGTCAGTTGCTTCCAGTCTCCGATAGTTGCCGAAGTATTTATCGTTCGCCATTTTTCCGTTCCTGTCTGCATATCTCCTGCAAATGTACTACCACTTGTATGTGTAGAATTTGCTAGATATATAACATCGTTATAAACAACGGCTTCATCTTTGCTGTATGGAGTATTTGGTTCCCATAAAGCTACAACTGCGCCACGACTAGCTATTATAGACCAATTTGTTGCTTCTGTTGTATCATATGTTGCTCTGCTCGTATGTGCTGTTGAACATCTTATAATACTATTTCCGTTTATAGTAACTTCATATTGGCTGTAATATCTAAGCGGTTCCCAATTGCCGATATATCCGAGTGTTAATTCTTGCCAATTCGATAAAACAAATGTATTTCCGCTCGTGTGTGCAGTTGTGCATTTGTATAATTTATTATCATTAGTTACCAGTTGATTTAATATATATGGTTCAGTTGGTTCCCATGCCGTTGCACCGCCAACGATCGTTTGATTATTATAAGTTAAATTTCCGTTAGTATCTTCACCGATTTTATCTAACTGCGTTTTATTTGAATGTGAATGTTTAACCGCTCCAACTTCTTGCAAAGCCGTTTCAACATCCGTTCCGGTAAAATAACTTCCTGTATCAATAATTGATATGTCTGAAGCATTTGAAGCGGATTGACCGGAAAAGTTTGCTCCAAATGCTGTTTCAATTGACGCTGCTGTCGTTGCTGATTTTTGGCATATAATTCTTCCTACAAGGACTGTTTGTGTTGATATAATTGCCGGAAGTGCTGGACATGGTGATGTTTTTGCATCTGCTAAAGAATATGAATTTGTACCAAGAACTAAAAATACTCTTTTTGCGGTATCGGTAACGTCTCTGAAAACCCAGGTAACATTATATTTATTATTCGCAAGATCAGCCAATCCGGCAGATCCATTATATTGTGAATTATTATATTGAGTTACTTGAGAAGATGACCATACCCCAGAAGTCAAAATCATTTGCCACATTTCATCGTCAGCAGAAGTAAATGATAATAAAGATATTTCTCTTGTAGAAAACCAAACAGTACCGCTTGTCAAAGTTACGATTCTTCCAGTTAATTCACCAAGAGAAAGCCCATTTTCATAAGGAAAACGATTTGTTCGGTTAAGCCTTTTTAAAAGCATTCCTGCTAAATTTTTAGCATATGAAGACCAAGGCTTCATGTCAATGAAGTTTCCGTCTCTAAACATGCTACAAATAATAACTATATTAGAATAGTTTATTGTAGACCTATCCGCTAATTGGTAATCTACAGATCCATTGTTTAAATAAGCGCAAAGAAAATTGTCTGATTTGTCAACCAAAGTCAATGTTTTTGTTCCTATTTGTGTATATTGTGTCAAAGGGAGAGTACCGGATGAATCTGCATATAAATTATATGAACCTGCACTAACTGTAATTGTTCCGTTTTCATTATCTACAATTGTAGGATAGACTATTACTCCTGCTTCTGTATATTCTGTTTTTGACATAAGAGCAGCGAGAGCAATTTCTAATCCAGTTATCGCAGATAAAGGATGAGCGTTGTCCGCATCTCTATCGCTTAAATCGTTATGAACAGAAAACCCACCCGATATTTTTTCTAGCTTCCATGTAACACTGTTATCCGTTACTATATCGCCTACGTTTGACGCTGTAGGTTCAACGGTGCCAGATGTACCAGTTGTACTAATTGCTTCTAAAACTCCCCATGATGGCACGTTATTGGATCTAACGATTGATCCTTTTGGATATTCGGTGCTTTTATACCATATAGGAAAATGCATTACACTTGTTTTATGTGATATTGGCAAAGCTGCTGCATCTATCTGTTGTAGTGCAGCGTTAAAACCTTCTTTGGCAAATTTTGTAGGGCCACCGATCAAAGGTATTTCTAAATTTGACGTTGTTGTCATTTTATCACGACCTTAATATATATAATTTATATACGTTGATGAGTCTGTCGAAAAATATGTTCTGAATCCATATCCTTTCTCAATATCAATTATACTATATTGTGTTGGGCTTGTAACGATTGCAATTTTACCATTAGGAACAATATAATTCCCATCATAATTTAAAATAGATCCTACGGTATTTTTCGTTCCTATAACCCCAAAAACAAATATAGGAAGTTCCGAAAATTCTATATCTCGTTGAATTGTATAATCATTTTCAGGAATAATTATTTTTGTTGAAGCCCATGCTTGCAATCTAGCTGTAATTTCAGTTTCAGAAGTAATCGCATCAACCATTGAAGGCCTTTTCCAATTCATTGTTCTTTCGTGACATTGATTTGATTTTAATTCATTTCGTACACTCCACAATTTTATAATTGTTTCACTATCTAAATCAGATGAATCCAAGCATCTTTGTTGCCAACTATATTTTATTTCTTTTGTTGTATCAATATATTCGGCTATTTTTGTTGTGGCTGCATAAACTTCTAAAAGATAAGTTGTATTATTTGGTAAAACAAATGAATTTCCAGAATAATAATCTTGTATATCATCTTGAGATAATATTCCTTTGTTTGTTTCTATATCTCTATATTCATAGTTTATGATTAAATCGCCAATTGGTTCATCAATTTTTTTCAAAGATGTATTGTTTAAATCACTTATTCTAAACTTCCCAGGCGGTGTTTGTCTTTCTGATCTTCTTGTAGTCATAACGTCTCGCGCTTTTGTTGTACTAAATTCTTCTTCAGTGTCATTGCTTGCTGTTGTTATCGTATATATTTCATTCGTTATATATCCTGATGAGCAAACTTTTCCTCCACCAGTTACATTTGATATATTTCCGTTTTCAACAAAATATAAAATAGTTCCGGCATTGTGTTTTTGCGGAACCGTATCATATATTCCACGAATTAACCCGGTTAAAAGATAGTTTCCATTTGCTAAAACAGAAAAGTTGCTAAAAGCGATTAATTCATCATCGATTAAAATAACTTTACCGCCCGATCTTGCGCTTGATTCTCCTGATATATCTGAATTTATTAGATTGTCCATACCACCTTTATTTAATATTTCTATTCCGGTATTATCTAGTGAATCGCCTAATTCTGCATAATCATATACAAGTTGGCCTGTTTTAGTCCATTTAATACTGGAATTAGATTCTGTCCATTCTTGACCTTTGTTCCTCCATATATTCCATTTTATAGTTTTGTTATCCGGCTGATTAGCAAAAGCATATACATTTGTATTTGTTTCATATGTTAATTGCCGTGGCATTTCTAAAAATAAATAATTTGAAACACCAGTTGGAGTTGTTTTTTCCGTGTTCCAGTTTGAAGATCCGTCATAAGAATAAACAGTTTTAGGCAAACTAAAGATATCTTCAACTACAGATATTTTTACTTCTCCGCTGATAAAATCACCAATTTGAACATCTGTTACTCTACAATACATATTTGATATTCCAAATGCTTCAAATGTACATTTAACGACTTCGCCTTTGCGAATATTTGAAAGTGATCTATTGCCTTTCATTTGGCATGATGCTAATGGATATCCTTGAGACTTACCTTCTCTTTTTGCTGCATAAATCGCATTTGCTGAATTTGTAAAATATCCATATGAATATGTTTTTGTTGTTTTTTCACTATTATTTATTTCAATCAAAGCCGGATCTGCATCATTTACGGTACTTTGTTCATACAAATCATTTCGATCTGTATATGTTACGGCTATTTCATCTACAGTTTCTTGCCAATCGGCACGAGTGACTTCGATATCACTACAATTACTTTCGTTTAATTCAATAACTCCGGAATAATCCGTTATTTCTCTTATTAATTTGAAAGCCCATTTCCCGGTTGATGGTTCTTTGAACATGGTGCCGTTTATATGATCTAATATGGATGTTATCATATCGTCAGCAGTCGTTCTTGATGATTGTTCAATAGATATGCCGAGTTCTTCTTTTTTAAGTGTTGTTCCTATTTCTATCAATGAAGAATTATCAAGTTCGTTTGGATCTTTACCAGCTCCCCATTTTTTATTTGTATAAATTGCAAAAATCGCTTCGGCTGCGTTTGCGTCATCGCCTATTCCGCCTAAGCCTAAATAATTTGGTATCCACTGGAATTCAAGCCACATCTCTGGCAGTGTTGCTGATTTTCCAACATATGCCGTAGGTGTAACAGTTGATACAAACGGCCTGTATGCTGGTGTAAGTCCTCGTAAATCGCTTGCGATAGTAGATTGATTCATTTGCGAAACCATCCATGGATCTGTTCCTTGTTGTTTTCCACCGAAATAAACTTTTATATCACCAGAAAATCCTCCACCTTCATCGACTCCGCCAAATAAATCAGGACTATCTATATTTATTACATATGGTGCGGTTAAATGGTCTTCACGGCTTACGTCACCTGTCCATACTGCTGACATTTCGCTTTCTGCTGCCATTCCGTCCGAATCATCAAAATACTTGTTCATATAAATTGCTCTAAGTCTTATATTTTCTTCCGAAAAGCACCAAATATATTGATATCCTAAATAATATTTAAAACCTTTTTGAATCGTAGTTTTAAGCATGAATTTATTGATTAAATATCCAAATAGCCACTGCGCAAAATATAAAAGCATTTCCCCAGTTTTTGTTTCTTTTATTGGAAGTGGTGCAGTCGGTCTTTCTTGATCTGTAAACGATTGTATCCTACCGCCGTAAGGATTACCAATTACTTGAGCAGATACAGTATGAGTATGAGGTGCTGCTGCTGCCCCTGTAACTGGTTCGGAAAGGAGAAGTGCCACTTCGCCCAAAATCATTGACCACGCGGAGAATTTAGAGCTTGCACCATAAGTTTCTGTATATGGACTAGCTGAAAAATCTCCATAATATGCAATCAAACTATCTTTTATCATATGTCTGCCTATAATAAACGGAATTGGTGTTCCTATGGCGGTTTGGTTTACAGACAAGCGGTCTGAATCTTCCGTGACTGAATCAGTCATTGCTTTATTGATGAAATAGGTTAAAAGGGTAGTTACTCCCCATCCTATCCATGCGGATCGTTCACTTTTTTTATTTTTATCATCATTTGCCATTATTGATAGCACATCCTATAAATCTATTTGTCCTACAAATCCGTCTGAATCTCTTACAATAACTTCATCATTAACCCAATAAGTACCACGTCCAACGGCAGTTCTTTTTGCATTTGTTGGCGAAACATATGGGAATCCTTTAAAATTTAATGTATTTGAATATTTTGAAGCACATGTTTTAAAAAGTTGGTCACACCCAGGAGCCACTTTTATAGTACCTGCCGGAACAGATGTTAACGGATACTTAAATTCAATATAATTACCTACATGCTTATATATCTGTCGCACTTTTCCTTCATATCTAGCTATACCATTATTAAAATATCCATCTGGATATGCTGAAAAAGCTGAAGAATATATGCCTGTTTTTAATCCGCTGTCAATTGTTGCAGTTATTTGATAATTTGTTTCGATAAGTTCGCAATCATCATCATAAATAACATTTTTACAAGTATATCCTTTTGTACAGTTTGGAATTTCCTTGTTTAAATACGTCATCATTTTAACGCTAAGTGTGCATATTGAATCTTTAAAATTTGCCTGTGAAACATGACCTTGAAATATAATATCGTATTTAGTATGATCTTGCTCATGCAAACGATAAATATAAAGTTTTGTTGGTACTTCTGGTGGTGGCCCTTTATATAAAGCAGCAACGGAATTATCAAGTCCAACCTCTACATCTGCGTCATTATCTCCATTTTTTTGATTGGGGTTTATATCTGATCTTTTTATATATACAGCTTGGTATGTTCCGGCAGCGTCACCGCTTGTTAAAGCTATCGTTCTTTCAGTGCTATTGTAAAGGTAAGAAACATTACCACATATAAATTTATAACACTCTATCGGCATTCCTTCTTCTTGTGATGATTCATATACTTCTATGTTTGAATCAGCCATATTATAACCCCCTTATTCATATACTTCGCTTATCGGAATTGAAACTTTGGCAAGTTGGGTATCTTCGTAGTCTGTTGTCATATCATCACTGTTAAATCGTACAAGAGTCATAAATGATATTCTATCAATATCAGAAATATTTATAGCTTTTGTTAATGTATTCATCAGATATATTTTACCGTAGGTTCCTGTATTATCTGTGCTGAATCCTGATAAGTTCAAAATATATGATGTTTTATTTTTAAGCATAACAATGATAGATTTTCGATTACTGTTTGATGCATAATATTTATAATATCCGGGAAACTTTGCATATAGGATTAAATCTCCTATTGCTGCATTTTGAGAAAGTTCAATGTCATTATTCCATGTAGGATAATAAAAGCTTGTAAGTTTTCCTCTCATTCGGCAAAAAAACCGTTGGAAATTATTTATCATTTTTTTGTTTTCCAAAACAAAATTATATGTTTTAGTTTGAAGTGGCTGTTTATTTGTTACAACATATGCAAATATACCACTTGTATTATCTATTAAATTTGCTGATTTACCAAAACTTGAAGAAATATCGTCCGTCCAGTCCGGCTCAATCATTAATATTTCTTTTGAGTTGTAATAGTTATCCATATTATGCATATATTCATAAGTAATATTTTCATCATGTAAATAATTATATTGGTCCGGAATATTTTGAGCCTGATCTTCATAGACTAAATCAAATTTTATTTGTGTGCTTGAAACAACTGGTGAAGCATCCGAATAACTGGTTTCGCTTGATAAAGATCCCCATGCTACCGGATAAACTTTTGTACCTTTGGGCCAAGATTTTTTTAAGTTTGTAGTTGCTTGTATTGTTTTATCGCTATATATATTTTTTATTTTATATACTTCACCGCCGATATCATCAGTTAACCAAGTCTGAAAATAAGAACATCCTCTGAATTGCCACATATTTGTCGAGTCAATTACTACATTATCAACATCAGACAGGAGAATTTTATCTGATATATATAAGTTATACCATAATGGTATTTTAACAATTGTTTTCTGACTTGAATATGCCATTGCTTTTAATTGCTCTGACAATCGTCCATTCATTCCAATATAATCAAACGTAACCGATCGACGTGGATTATATCTAAGTGCTGATCTTTGTTCATGCTGATTATATGATGTATGAATTTGAGTATAAAATGATATTGTTTCTTGTATTCTTCCATTCATTTTTTATCCTCCATTAACGTGGACTATCCCACATAGGGGATAAGTCAAATGCTCTTGCCGTTGCTTCTATTGCTGTATCAGTCGACACCCACTTGAATGTACCACTATCGCCTTTCCCATAGGTTCCATACACACCAAATATCATCCAAGGTTCAAGGGCCGGATAAGTGGCATTGAATATACTGGCGAATACTGCTATCATCATCATTTTTCCTGTAGCGCGATAGAATGCTTCTCTTTCTATTGACCGGGTAAATATTTCTTTTGTTCCTGTTTTGCTTCCAGTTAAGTTAAATACAAATTCGGAACTAGCCGTAAGTGATTTTCTCATTGCAGATAATATTATTGTCTTTTCTTTATCGCTAAAGATAAATCCTAAATCAAAAACATCTGTTAATGCAGCGATATTTGTTTTTCCATATATTGCATAATATATCCCAACTGTTACCGCTGCATTTAGATAGTTTTCAACATAGCTATATTTATATTCTTCATGAATAGCATCTCGCATATCAGTATTTTTAGTACCAATAATAAAATTGTTACTATCAGCATTTGCTTTATAAATTATAGAAAACTGGCTAGAACAAAATATATCTTGTGATATTTTTAAATCCGCGATTGTTTCTATGTTGGTATATGTAGTTGCATTAGCTGAAGTATCTGTAACTACAAAATTTCCTGTAGATAAATTCCATACATACGTATAGCCAACTATTAAATCAGTGTAATTAAGATCAGTTCCTTCACCCCAAATAACGTTTATTTTTTCTGCTTGATCGGCAGTTAATGTGTTTCCATAGAATATTTGTTCTCCAGTTTCATCATTTACAAAAAATCCAGCACTCATTAACCGAACAGAAAAAAACGGAATAGGGCGCTTTATTATTGATTTATTTATTGAGCCAAGAAAACTACTTTCAGAACTTCTTGCTAAAATCGCCCCTCTGTCTGCCATCGTATACCCTCCTACTGTTTAACGGACAATCCATCGTATCCTAAACTTCCGCCACGTCTTATATGAGAAAATACTTGATAATATGTTCCGCTGTCAGGATATGATATTTCATACTTGTTTGTATCTGCAAGACATTTCGTTGATATGAAAAAAATCCCAGGAACATAGCCAACCAAAGAAAAATTATATAAAGTATCCGGATCACGAAGAACGTGAAGCTCTAAAGGCTGGTTTACCGATATGCAATTTAATGTATTTATATTTCTTCCGGAATCATCGGATGACTGCGATTGTAAATATCCATAATGAGGTATTTTAGGGAAATCATTTCGGCTCATAAGAGTTGTATCCACAACTGGAATACCTAATATTTTACCAGTATATCCATAAGTTATATCAGTGTTTAAATCTCCACATGCGGAAGCCCATGTTATATCTCTGTCTGGTGCTGCATCAACATCCAGTCTTAAAAATGTGCTTGCTTTTAATGAAAATCCAAATAAATGATTTGTATTTGCTTCTATTCCGACCGTAGTCCAAGCAGTTGGGAACATATTGTTTGAATTTTTAGATGCGCTTAAAAGTGCTCCGCCAGTCCAATTACCGACTTTTTCTGTTACTCCAAAAGCAATATGCTGAAAAACACCTGCATATATTTCCAGTGAAAAAACAAGCATCATTGAAGGATCTGTTATAACGTTGCAATATAAGTTTAGATTATTTGATGGACTAACAGGAATTCCGGCCCCAACAACTTCTCCGGAAGTGTGCATTGTTTTCCCGGGCTGATCGTACCAAAATCCAGATGATGGGCTTGCATTATATCCGGTTGCTCCTATAATACCAATGCCATAGCATAAGCCAGTCGTTCCGCTTACTTGAGTTGGAAATATTTTCTTACCGTTTGCGCTGCGAAGATGAAAAATTGCATCTCCATATTGCAAACATAGTTTATAACCATCATTTGTTGCACCGCCTAAGATATCGGTATCTTGTACCATATTAATTTGGGCCGTCCATCCATTTGCTATAGCGAAATCTCGTATTTTTGTCAATACTGCATTCGGATCAACCAAATTTGTGTATTTTGTAAAAGCCATAATTATGCATCTCCTAAAAGTAAAACGACATTCATCGTTTTTGATATTTTTTCTAACCATTTGTCTTGTTCCGTAAGACTGTTTTCATCCACTAAAAAAGTAGCTCCGTGCATTATCCAAAATTTTCTATTTTCATAACAAGATGGTAATATAAGATATTTTTTTGATCCAATAGTAATTTCTCCATATCTATATATTGGAGATGAGCACCACCATGAATTTATCATTTTACCAAGCATATTTTTATTAAAATCAGTCGCTTGAACTATTTCCAGTTCTTCCAGTTGATACGATTCTTGTGAACTATCTAAAATATGTTGGGTTCCGGATAAATCTGAATAAGTTGGTCTTAAGTACAGTTCTATTCCTTCCGGCTGTTCCGGCTTATTGTTTACAAAATACCATGTTGGATAATTACCGCTTCCAACAGATATTTTTCCTTTAGTTTCAGTATAATTTATAATCGGTTTCCATTGACCATCAGGAAGCATTATCATAAATTGACTAGATGATTTTTGAGAAGTCCATGCCGTATCACCATTCTTTTTTGATCCAGATGGAAATGTAAATATTCCATGACTAAGATTTGGATTTTTAGACGAAAAATCATATAAATTTCCGTATTGCTCGTTTCTATATGGGTTATAAATTTCGCGTCCGTGCGTTATTTGTCCAGATGTTCCGCCAAAAGCATAGGCCGGAAGTGCATATTCAAAGCTACCTTGATATGGTGTAAATATTCCTGAACCTCCGCAATCCCATTGTTCGCCATTATTTATAACAATATACAATGTGCTTCTTGTTTTTATAGCATAAAATGTAAAGGTGCTATCATTATCATAATCCATGCCAATAGCAGGAAAGCCGACTGGTGGCATTATTGGTCTATTCCAACTAGAATTATTACCATTTATTGTTAAGTTCATCTGTGTTGAATCTACTGGTCTATCTATTCCACCGGGCTGTTCCCACCATTTCAAGCCTTCTTGATATTGTTTAAATGCTCCAATAAAAATATTTTTGCTGGAATTTAAAAACAATTCTAAATCAGTGAAAGAATAAGTTGTATTACCAACCGTTACACTAGATGCTCCAACAGAAACATTGTCTAGGTCTTTATTTGTAAGCCCTAAATATTTTTTATTATACACTATGATATCATATATGTTTTCGGCAAACCATTCTTGATATGTTGTTCCTGTGATAATATCAAAAGGCAAAAGACCAATATAGAAATAATCTCCTGAATTAACGTTAGGAACTTTAAATATAGTTCCATAAGGGGAATCTTCATTTTGAACAACTTCCCATATGTCCGAACCATGAATAGAAGAATTAGCAACCCATATGCATAACTTACTGACTAAATCAGTAAAGCTTGTTGCTGTGCCTTTTAAATATGGCATTTATAAGCCCCCTTAAAACCATTCAATACAGAAATATTGATCGTTATCGCGCCGATTTACATTGTTAAATACCATATATGTTTTGCTGTTGTATACAATAGATTCTTTTGAGCTTAAATCTTCTCTGTTTCCTACAAAATATACACCGTCAAATTCTCCTATTATTCCATGAGGATAATTTTCTATTACTTGTTCCGCATAGAAGTTTACATTTTCTATAGTTAGTGTATTGTCAAGAACTGTCAGGGTATTTACCGGATCTGTATTTTGTGGCCAAACATTCATTCTTTGAAAATGAAGCGATTTTCCTGCTAGATTTTTGTTTATTACAGCACACCATTTACCATCTGGTCTGCGTATTCTCAATGACGTTGTGTGTTCTGCTTCTGTTTCTGCTGCTGGGAACGATGCAAGCGTATCTGCTATTCCGTTTGATGTGTCACTCCGCGGATCAAGAAAGCAAGAATGACCATTGCTTGCGCTGCTCCATCTGCCACCTTCTATATAACTTCCGCCAACTGCCATAGGGTAAGGATATTGTCTATCACAAGAAACCGCCTTTAGAAATCCAACGTATGCGCTCTCATACTGCGTTGAGAGCTGGCAAACTATAATTACCCTATAAGTATTAGCAGAGAACCAATAAGCCACTCTTACACCCTCTGCAAGAGGTATACAAGGTAAACTGCCTATTTCTATCCCCCCCGGCTGTTCTTCCCAGGACAAATTTGCATCGTATCCGGCAAAACCATTAAGCAAAATGTCGGTTTGTCCGCTATATGTTGCAGATGCTTTAATTTTAAATCCAATAAATATTGAATCAGTACCATCTCCAACACCTTCGAGAATAACATCATTTGTTATGTCATTTATTGTTGATGGATATTTAAGCGCCCATGCTTTTCCAGTGCCAAAAATTGTTTCATCTGTTAGAAAGGTAGCAAGCGCTTTTACAAGCGCCGTTACCGATATTGCCGATCCTGATATACAAGCCATTTAAAATCACTCCTATAGTCTTTTTATTATTCCCTTATTCCCATTGATGACATTTATAATTGTTCTTGCTCCATCCGTAGAATTAAGATAATTCGCTATCTGATTTGGATCATGCAAATTAACTATTTTAACAGGAACGCTTACATTATTTTTTGTCAAACTTTGGTTCTGAAGAACGCTACTTGCTAACGAACTTGCGCCATCAGATATATCACCACCACTAGCATAGTTTGATAATGATTTAGGGTTAATTCCTTGATTTATCAAGTCTAAAGTATCTTTGCCTACTGTATTTACTCCCAAACCGCTAACCATATACTCGCCATTTGCTACACCCATAAATTTTTTATATCGTCCAGAATATGCAAGTATACTATCACTAGTCGCGGTTCCTGGGCCTTGAATTAATCCGGTTCCAATATCACCACCGCTTGCAAAAGCTCCGCTTGCTTGTAGTGGCCCTTGAATAGAAACTCCGCCAAGTGATGGTCTTGTACTATTATTATCAGATCCAAAAAATGTATTCATAAGGCTTTGAACAATTTGGTTAGAAAATATTTTATTGACTTCGCTCAATACAGCTAGTGCTAAATTGCCAATTGCTTTTAGCAGATTATTGCAACTTTCTGTACCATTTTCAAAAAATGTTGTGAGTCCATTTTCTAAACCTTGTTTTGCAGCTCCTCTTACTTTGTCAAACTGATCCGGAAGTTTTCCCATCGTGTCAGAAAGTCTTGAAGCATATAAATATTCTTTTGCCAATGCTGGGTTATTGGCCCATTCAGCTTGAGCAGCTTGATAATAGGCTTGTGAAGTTTGTTGATTTACTTGCCTATCATATTGCATTTCTTCTTGCTTTTTTTGGCCTGTTGTTAATGATGGATTTTTTTCTATAGATTGTTTTACATAATCATTGATTTTTTTTATTTGAGATAGCGTACTTTCTAACATTGTGGATACATATGAATAAACAGAATTTATTTCTTTTTGAATACCATTAGCAATCGTTTTAAGGCCCATAGCTTTTGCTTGTGATAATTCGCTGTTTAAATTATATAGCGTTTCTTCCGTATCGAAAAGATATCTATTCATCGATGCAGCATATTCTTTATATGCATTGTTTGGATTTATAAGGCGAAGATTGTCTTTTTGAGAAAACTGTATGTTTGTCAATTGCTCTGAAGTTTGTTTTATTTGTGCCTGAAGCATTTCAACTTGATTCTGTTTGTTTATTGCGTCTACTGCTTCTGTATATCCTCCGGAAGATAACTTGCTGATAGCCGATCTTGATGCAAGAGTATTTTTTATATCTGTAGATTGAGTATATTTACCTTGCGTTTCCAGCCATTTTTCTTTTGATGATGCTGCAAGATCATTAAGTTCCGTGTTTGAATCGACTGCTAAATTATCAAGTTCTGATAATGTATTTGCCAATGTTTGTTGTCTTGTGTTTATTTGTCCTTGTAATTCGGCAATATCCGCCTGAACATTGATGTTTTCTGCTTTTCCGGCTCCTTGCGCTGTGTTTTTTTTGCTAACTTCGCTTATTTTAACATTGAGTAAAGATATTTCCGCATCGGCCTTTGCTTGTTCAATATCTTTTCTTTTTGTTATATAAGTATTAACGTCCATTGGCTCGCCAGTTCCGGCATTAGCTCTTTTATACTGTTCTTCAACGTCTTTATTCATTCCTTCAAGTGACGCTAGATAAGTATCTGTATTCCCTTGTGCTTGCGCTTCTGCTAGTTTTATTTGAGCGTCAACAACGGCTTTTTTTTCAAGTTGCGCTTGTTTTAATGCAAGTTCGCCAGATTTATCATCTATTTTAGTATTGGTATTTTGTGTTTGTGTTCCAACACTAGGATTTTGTGCATTCATATCCAATGCTTCTTGCAATTCTGTTGAATATCTATTCGAATCAGAAGGATTTACTTGAGCGCGCATTGCATAAAGTTGTTTTAAAAATGTTTCATCGTCCATTTGTGTGAAATCTTCTATGCCATTATTATTTTTAATTTTATCGATGATATTTTCATATCCGGAACCACCATGTTGAATCGAAGTTGAAAATACTGCTTCTTGAACTGCTCGCCCTCTTTGATCTGCATATAATCCACCGTATGAAGCTTCTGGATCATAATACTGTTCTTTAGCAAATTGTTCATAAGCATTCTTAAATGAATCTCCATATTTTGATACTACATCTTTCCAGCGATTTGTATAATCAAAGCTTCCCGGCGAAAGTCCTTCGAATTCATATCCTGCATCATATCCTTGATCTTTAAGCCATTGAACAAACCTAGAAACGGTACCGCCTGTACTTCCATCTTCATCTTTTGATGTAAATTGATATTTACCATATGAATTACCGCCTGCGTCACCCCATGATTCACCAGTTGATACAGTATCGTAATCACCTTCATGAGCAGCTGAAAGAGATCCCCAACCGGGAGGGCTTGCAGACGTTTTACCTTTGTTTGCAAGCTTATTTGCTTTATCGCTTGTTGAACTTACTTTATCAATTAATTTTTCAATCGCCCACCCTGCTGCAACTGCTCCAAGTCCTATGAGTGTAGATGATAAAAATGCTCTCATAGATAATTTGCAAATATCAATAGCACCTGTAAGACCGTTGAACGCCCTGCTTGCTGTAGTGGCTCCGGCTGCCGTTTTAACCCCTGCTTCCATACCTGCCGTACCAACTGCCCTAGTTGCAATTTCCGCTTCGATAGAAGCCATTTTAAACGCATTCATATATCCAACCATTTTATTGATAATAACCCACGAAGCAATCGCTCCAACAATTCCATTTATATTTTCTGCTACGCTCCTTGCTATACCAGATACACCACCAAATATTGATAAAAATTGACTTGTTGCGTTGGCACCTTTCCACATATTACCAGCAAGTATTTCAACATCCGTTTGTAATTCTTTAGCAGCAGATAGAACAGATGAATTAAACATTATTTTCCCTGTAGCTTCATCAGTTACAAACAATTCCTTGTTTAAGTCTTGAATAATTACTTTTACATCATTAAATGATTCTTCGTATGCGCTACCAGATGCCTGACTAAATCTTGATTGAAAACTTTCAACCGTTCCTGTCATTGAATTCTGCCATGCTCCACTTGCAAGATCATTTATACCTGACATTTTACCCATTAAATAACCGTAAAGACCATCAACTTTAGTTTTTGCATTTTCTACATCAGCATTTGTGATGCCTAAACTTTTTGATACTGTCGCATCTTGATTAATGGTACCTGATATCATCGCCCTTAATTCTTGTGCAATCTGTATGTTATTACCTTGTGGCCCTAAAATTGTTTTTACTGCTTTTGTTCCAACTGTAGCAAGACCAACAATTTGTTCTAGCGTCATTTTTGCCTGTAAAGATGGCGCGAGTATCGCCTGAAAAGCAGTAGCTAAATCTTCAGTTTTTAAGCCGACCGTAACTGCTTTTTGATTAATCATAGCAAGAGCGTTATTTGCTAATCCAAACGCTGTATTTATATCTGTAGCCTTGCCATTCCATGTTGTCATAGATGCCAGCACACCAGCAATACCCATCCTGTACGTTTCCATCTGCTGGTCAAACCCAAATCCTGCGCCAAATATAGATTTCAACGTTTCTCCAACGGTTTTAGCAATATCAATAATTCCATACATAGATACGGTTATTTTGGATAATGTATCAAGAAATGAACCGCCGGAAGAATTTGCAGTTGAAAATATATCTCCAATAGACCTGACTTCAGGAGTTTTTGCTGACGATCCAATAGATCCGCTTGTTCGTTGATTTACATTTACAGATACAGTTTTATTGCTTAAAGAATCAATCATACGAGATAAATTGCTTATTTCGTTTTTTGCTTCGCCAGTTGCAGCCGAAATATTTACAGATTTTCCGGTCAATGCTTTTAGTTCGTTTTTTAATACGGATAATTTTTCAATTGTTTTTTCAGTTGAAGAATCTATTATTATCTTTTTACCTGTCAGCTTATCAATATTGGTCTGTAATGTTTTTATAGATGATATCGCTTTTGCTATATCGGCACTGACGGTTATTGATATATCATTACCAGCCATTAAAATTCCCCTTTCTAAAAGTAAAGGGTGGCATTAGCCACCCACTAAAATTGTAAGTTTTACTCTTTATTATTCAGTTATTTTTTTTATATATTCGCTCATATCTTTCTTTTCGGCCCAAACTGCTGATCTTATGTCGTTAATATAATTTATCCGGTGAACGATTGATTGTTCATAGAAAAAAGTAATCTGGTCAAGAGTATAATTATTAATATCTTCAAGCCTGTGATGATCGTTGATTAAGCTTGATATGACCTTATTTATTTTTTCTATTTCTTTTTCTAAACGTTTTCTTGCTGACTTTGGTTTATATATTCCGCTTTCATTTCCTTTATCTTTTGCGAAATAAATTCCATAAAAAAACTATAGTTTTCCTGCACAATCGCAATTATTATTGCAATTGCTTTTTTATAATCAAAATCATATTCCTTATTCATAAGATCCTCAAATGTTATTTTGGTATAAAGCGAAATAAGCTGACAACAACTTTCAACATTTTTGCCAACTGAAACAGCTATTGCTTCTATCAATTCTGGTGAGAATATAATCTCATTTGTTCTCCTGTAAGTTGTCTCTCCACCTTCTTCAACCGGATCAATTGTTTCTATTTTGAATTTAACTTCTTTCAAAACATCATTCATCGCAGCACCAAAATTTGCAATTACATTTGTCATCTTAACCATATCGGAAAAATGAAACGGAGATATATATACATCTTCGCCCTTAAATGTAATATTTTCAACTTTTGTTTGATTATTGAATATTTTTACCAAGTTCCTTTTTGCCATTTGTATTCCTCCTAAAATTTTATATCTATATTATACCATAAAAAAAGAAGCGGATATATATCCGCCCCTCATTTTGTTATGCCGGAATGTATTGCATAAGAAATCTGGGATTGTCAGGATGATTGTAATCATCATCAAGAACAGATGCTTTGATCTGAAACGTTTCAAAGTCTTCTGCAATCTGATTCATATCGCCTGTAGGAGATAATTTTACTTTCCACCAGTCAATAACTTTTCTCTTACCATATGTCGGATCGCCAACAAAATACAAATGAGCTTTGATATTCGATTTGCTGCCACCAACTGTTGGAATTGTCTTTGCCGGAACTGTATAAGAAATTAAGCAGTTTGTTCCAGCATCAAGAATCGAAGCAGTATCCTTTGTATAGTATACACCGCCAGCAAGTTGAGGTAATGTATAATCAAAATCAGCTCCTTTGACAAGATTAGTCGTTGCCGAAGCTGCAACAACAGAGAATTTAAAGATATCATCAAGCTCAAAGTATCCACTTACTCCTACATCAAATGTAGCAGTTATACCGTTTTCAAGCGTCATAGCACCGGAAACGATGGTAACATCTGCACTGTAAGTTCCTGCTGATCCTTTTTTCCACTGGAATTTAGCTCCGGTTAAAGCGCCAGCAGTTGTATTCATTGCTGTGATCTTGATATAATAATCTGCATTATCAGTACCGGAATAAGTTCCGCCTGTCGTAATTGTTCCTGTCGATGCAATAGATCCGCCCTGTGTCGATAAAGTAGCAGCACCAACGCTTGCCACTGTCGGATCAATTTTCTTTATCGTTAAAGCTGTTACTCCAAGATAAGGTATTCTGAAATATCCGGCAGGTGTAAGTGTAACAGGTAAATCAGTTACGGTTTTTGCTGCCTGGGTAGTTGTTCCGGTTTCACCATATAACGCAAGCGCAACGTTAAACGGTGAATATTCCTGCAATGTAATGGTTAAAGTCTGATCGAGTTTAACATCGCATTCAGCATATTTTGTTCTTGATGCTTTCATTGAATTATATTTTGAAACAGTTGTTGGGGTTGTGTTCATTGCAGCACTTTCGGTATTGCCTAAAGGTCGCATTACACCTTCAACACCATCATCATCAATGAGAGCGACATAATACATGCCAGCGCCGATTTCAAGCAAATCAGAGCTAGGCGAATTATTTGCGAATCGTTGTAAATCAAATTTGAAATTCATCAATAATTCCTACTTTCTTTCCAATTTATTTGTAAAGCTTGTGAGAATGTGGCCCACGGAGTACCAAACGATATTCCGCTTATAGCGGTTGATATGTTAACCCCGATAGAAACGGAATCCTTTATATCTAAAGGCAATCTAAGAAATATGTTTGTCATATTTTCTTGTATTGCAGAAATTTGTTTACATACTTTTTCTGTATCTTTTTCATCTGTACGATAATACACGTCAATATAAACAATTATATTACCATCGCGCATTGGCGCAAGTTTTATATCGCCCTCGCCTTGTGCCGATATTTCAATTGAATTTTTTTTTGAATTTCGTGTTGATCCAAGACTGCCGATGATAATATCCCAATCATGAAAGACTGTATTACCATCTATACCATTGATTATATTACCATCTACATCAATACAATTAATTAATGTTTGCTGAATTTGCTTACAAACCGGAAACCATTTGAAAATCATTGCGTCACCCTCTCAAAAAAGGAATGTTTATAGGGTATGCTCCGTTTTCAACGATTGGCAGTCCGTGTTCATCAAGTTTAGGGCCACCCCTGAAATCTTCAGCTACTAAATTCAATTGAGCCTGTGCGACTTTTTCTTCATAAATTTCCCTTTTTAGTTCATATGCGTCTTTTCCGTCTTTTCCGTCTGCTCCTGTCATTGTAGACAAGTTTAAAGCAGCTTCAGTAAGTGCTTTATATTCAGCAAGTTTTTTAATTTTATATGGTACCGGGTCAATTTTTATTTCGCCAGATTGAACACCATATCTTTTAGCCAAATCATCGATAAATGAAGTTGATGAAAGTATACAATCATCTGTTATTTTACCAATTAATAATCCATCTGTTATATCGTCTACAGAAAAATAAGCCACTTATATATTCACCGCCTTTTTAACACTGTCCGCAATTATTTTACTTACCGCATCAGCTCTTAAAGTTACCGCTTCATAAAGAAAAGCGTCTCTTTTTATACCGCTGACCATATGGCCTTTTGAAAAGCATCGTTTCCCTGTGTATGGATCTATCCATGATAAAGCCTTTGCGTTTTTAGGTGGTCCAACAAAATGACTTTTTGTTCCGCCATGAATAAACTTACCGTATGGGGCTTTGCCTAAATCAAGATAAACGGCAGCAACTACAAAACCGCTGTTACTTACTGTTTCTGTTTTATCTACTGACCATTCAAGATAACCGCTGCGAGATAAGAACCGATGGCGTGCCTTTGCAAAATCACGAATTATAGTAGCTGATTGAGTTACCCCTTTTGTTACTTCTGTTAAAAGATTATCGTGGATTTTTTGAAGTCGCTCTAATCCCCTAGAAGCATCAATTGACACATCAATCATTTATTATTTCTTCGATCCGCGAAGACCGCTTTTGTTTTCTGGTTCTGCATCAGGTGGCAAAGTTTCCGGTTCTTTTTCTGCTTCCGGTTCTTTTTCCGGTTCTATATTCGCAATAGTATAACCGTTCTTTTCTGCATTTTCTACATCAAAATGATTGATAAGAACAATCCTACCGCTTTCTTCATGTTTCATCCTCACCGTTTTAATCGGATTTTTATTAATCATAAATATTTCCTCCTAAGTAAAAAGGCTCGTGAGAGCCTTTATTTATTCTATGAATCTGCAAGCGAGTTCCGGCTGAATCGTCTTGAAACCGCAAAGCATATCAATCGATACTGTGTCAGTTTTATGAACGTTATCGTATGACTGAACAACGCGAAGGCCAAGACCGTTATAATTGATATATGAAGACAGTGCATTCCCCATTGGCTGCGCAAGCTGTCGACTAACCATTGCAAAAGCGTGCTGGTGGAAAGCAACATTAGCTGTATGAGCACCAACAATCGTAATCGTTGCACCAGAAGCCCACGCAACCGCGTTAGAAGGTGAGAACGTCAATGTTCCTGCCGTTGCATTAGGTGTGCTATCAGCGGAAACGACATATTTATTTGGATCACCTGCTACCGTAAATATATCGCCCTGTTTAATTACTCCGCTCATGCCTGTACCTGCAAAAGATATCGTTGAATTACCTATAGCAAGTGTTGTAGAAGTCGCTACAGCAGTTCCGGCAAATGTCGAGCCGATTTCAGCCACGTTCTGATCCATAAAAATATCAAATCCGTATTTACGACCAAGCGAAGCATTTGTCATTGCGTCAGTCGTGCCAACCTGATTGTATGATGTAAACTGTTCAAGAGCTAAAAGTTCTTGTTCCTTAATCGGATCGATGACAAGTGAACGACCATCCATCGGCACTTTGTTCTGATTCATTACTTTGCGTAAAAGCGTAATATCAGCAGCAGAAGTCGTTGCTGCACCTTTAGTTCCAATGTAATAAGGAACCGATTTTACCTGATCGAGAATGCGTTTATCGATGTCTTGTGCAAATGCCCTCATAGCTGGCTGCAAGAACTGTGTGCTGAAATCAGAAATGTTCAATGCCATATCGCGAGACGTTACTGCAAAAGAAACATCAAGCAATTTATCCATAACGACAGGAACACCAGTTTCTTTTGCGTCCTGAACAACAATTTCAGTCGAGAATTCTTTTACTTCGAACGTTGTAGGTTTTCTGATTGTGATTGTATCGCCAACATTGGCAAATTCCATAGAATAATCGTGGTACACCATCGGAAACATTACCATGTTATTCTGCAAAACCATCAAAGATTCTCTTGCTATGATCGATGGTGTTAAAAGTGTATTAGCCATTTTATCAAATCCTTATTTTTATTTGACCCGATTACTGTATTTTTCCTTCTTTTCTGCACTTGTTATATTCTTCTTGACTCATATTTTCAACGTCAAGCATTTTAACTTTGCCACCGTAAGAACTTCCCGATCCGGGCCGTCCGGGATTACTTACAAAGTCAGGGTTCGTTTCGAGAAATGACTTAATTCCTTCGGAAAGAGGAACATCGCCCGATTCAGTTGCATATAGGAAACCTTCACCAGATTCATCAAGTTTAATGTTTCCTTCAACAATTTTAGATAAAAGTTGTGGCTTAATTGCGTTATTTGCAACAAGTTCTTTTGTGATCGCGTTTTCACGCATGTATGAAATACGCTTCTGTTTTTCCGCTTCAGCCATACTTTTATTGTCGACTGCTTCTTTTTGCAACTGCTTCAGTTGTCTTTGTGATTCATTGATTTTTGCATTTAATTCAGCAACGACATTGTCTGAACTGCCGTCTTTGCTTGCTGCTTTCTTCTGCGTCTTCAATTCATCAATTTTTGCAGCGATGGTAGATTCATCCGCCTGGGATTCATCATCTACAGATAGACCAAGATGAGTCATGAGAGCATTCATTGTCAATTTTGTTTTATTTGTTGCTTCTTCCTGTTCTCTCAATCGTCTGCGAAGACTAGCTGATTCATCATTAGTCTTTTTTTGTTTGGCAAACATAGTTTCCAATGCGACCGCTTCTTCTTCGCGCCCTTCTTCTCTCGATTTTGCAATCATTTCTTCTAATGTCATAGTTTTCTCTCCTCCTGGGATTTTATTTTTGACTTCCAGAGTCTCTAATACACTAATTATAGTATATTTTATATAAAAGCACAATATATAGTATTTAATTAAGTATAGCAAAAAGAGCCTAATATTTCATAGGCTCTTTTTGCATCGATAATGCTAGAACATTGTCGATCAATCTATTCAGGACTATTTGTGTGTAGTCCTTACTTGGGAGGGTGCACTCTGGATGTGAAGCGCACAGTAAAAGCAGCAATCAATTATATTAATTGAGTTTTTATGTCTGCTCTCAATAGCAGTTTACTGCTTTTACCGCGCGTTTCAAACGCGGTTATCCTTTGAATATTATATTACATTGAGTTATCAACTGTCAAGATTTAGCAGTGAGTTCCGCAATTTTAGCAGTTAACTTTGTTTTAAGTTTTGCAATTTCGCTTGAAATGGCTGCCTGACTTACTTCAATTGCAAGCCATTTAAAATCAAGCGCAACGGCTCCCCAAAAATCAGTATTTTTTCTTGCATCAAGAACAAGCTTCTGATATTTGTCAATTCTTGAATTGATATTTGTCTGGACAGAGTTTACTTCATCGGTAAATGCTGTAACGACTTCTTTTTCAAGTGTCAAAGAATCGATCAGTGATTCAATTGATGAAATACCAGCTTCTATTTCACTTTTAATTGTGCTCCATGCTGTACTCAAAGTATCGTCTCCATTCGCCGCTTCTGCAATTTCAGTCGTAATTTTTGTAGCCGTATCGGTTGCGGCTGCGGTTGCTTCAGATACCGTTTTTGTGATAACCTCGGCTGCTAGGACAATTTCAAGTTCTGCTGAATATCCATC